GCGAACGAGGTCGCGGCGAGCGTCGCGAGGCCGACCGCGGCTTTCGCGATGCGGCCTTGCTCGCCTTCCATGCCGATCGCCGCGCCTTGCGTGATGAATCCGCCCAGCTCGCCGAAAACGCGCGACGGGCTATGAATGCCGAGCTTTTCCTTGAACCATCCGACCGTGTTACTCGCGACGTTGGTGATCGCCGCTTGTACCGCGCCGAGGCCGCTAGTGATGCCGTTGACGAGGCCGGCGATCAGGTTGCCGCCGAATTCCGAAAACTTCGCCGGCATGTCGATGCCGAAATACTGCATCACGGCCGCGAACGCCTGGTAGAACAGGCCGAGCGGGGACCAGTTGACGATAAGCGCGCCAATGCCCGACAAGCCGCCGGCGAACGCTTGTTGCACTTGCGACCAAAGGCCGGAAAAGAAAGCCTTGATCGGCTCCCAATAGGTATAGATCGCGACGCCGATCGCGGCGATCGCCGCGACGATGCCGACCGCGACGCCGGCGAAAATGCCGACCGTTGCGAAGCCGATCGCGCCGAGCGCTGAAAACGCGAATGCGATCGCACCGATCGGTGCGAGCACGGCCGCGAGCACGACGAGCAGCGCGCCGATTACCGTCATCACGATCGCAATGACAGCGGCGACTTTCATCAGGCCGTTAGCGAGGTTCGGATTGTCGCGCGCCCATTGCCCCATACGCTGCGACATATCGCCGAGCCATTCGACAACGCCTTTCACTTCGGGCGCGATCGATTCGCCGAACGCGACGAGGCCATTCGTGAACGTGCCGCCGGCCGCTTCCCACAAGTTTTTAAGCGTGCCTAGTTGCTTGTTGACGCGCTCTTGCATCGAGGCCTGTGCGGCCATCTTGCCCTGTACTTCGTCATAGCCGGCTTTCCCCTTTTCGATCATCAGGGAAATAACCTGCAACGTCTCGGCGTCGTCTCCGAAAATCTCTTTCATCACGCCGAGGCGCTTTTGCGTGTTGAGGCCTTGCAGCTTGGCGAACTGCGTAAACATGTTGTCGAGGCCGCCGAACTCGCCTTTGCCGTTCGTGAAGTTCAATTGCTGCGCCGGCGCGAGCTGTTTGTTAGCCTTCGCGACTTTCTTCGAATCCATGCCGAGCTGGAACACCTTGCGGTATGCGTTGCCGGCCGCGCTTCCTTCCATGCCCGATTGGTCGGCCATCACCAGCAACGGCGCGAGCGCCTTCGCCCCTTCGAGACCTTTTTGCTTGATGGTGTCCATCGCGGGGCCGAGCTTCGCGAACCCCTGCAACATGTTGTTGTCGTCGACGCCGAGCATAAACGCCTTCTGGATCACGTCCGTAAGCGAAAGCATGTCTTTCTCGGTCGTGCGCGTGGCGTCCTGTAGCTTGGCAGTGAATTCGGCCGCCTCGGCCGGCGTTTTCTTGAGCTGCACGCCGAGATATGCCGTTGCCTCGCCCATGCCGCCGAGGATCGCTTGCGCGCTGATACCTTGGCGCGTGAGCATGGTCATCATGTCCTGAAAGTCGGACGTTGTACCGGGCAAGCGGTCGCCGAGTTTCATCGCAAGCGCGTTGATCTTTTCGAATTCAGGCGGAACCGTGCCGCCGGCGCGCATCAGTGCGCTCGCGAGCTGCGTCGCCGATTCTTCAGCCTGTGCATAGGCCGCGACAGGAACAAGCGTTGCCGCGCCGATAACAGCGCCGCCGGCCATCATCTTCGCGCCTGTGCCCGCCATCGAGCCGGCCAGTTCCTTTGTCTTGTTCATCTTCTCGCGCGCCTCGCCGAGTCGCTTCGTGCGCGCGGTGAGGTCGGCGAGTTTGTTTTGCTGCGTCGTCATTACGCCGATAGTCGCGGCCATGCTCGAACGCAAGTCGCGCTCGTGTTGCGACAGATTGCGCGTATCGATGCCAGCGCCGGCGAGTCGGTCGCGCAGCGCCCGCACCTTGTCGGCTTGTTTGCCGTGCTCGGCGGTGAGCTGCGCGGCCGATCGCTTCGCGCGTTCAAACTCCGCGACCATCTGTTTCGTCGGCGTGTCGGTCGAGCCGATCGTGCGGGCCAGCTCGGCGACGCGCGATTGCGCGCCCTGCATGTCACGCTTTGCGCCGTTGAGGCCGACGCGCATTTCGCGAAACGCGGCCACGTCCTTTTGCGTGCGTTGCAGCTTGCCGAGTTCTTCGCGCGACTCTTTAAGCGACTTCGCGAGGCCCTTGTTACCGTTGAGGATGTTTCGCAGGGGCTTTGTTGCGCCGTCGACCATATCGAACAGCACGCGCAATTTGAGGTCGTTTCCGTTTGCCATCGTTATTCGCTTCCATACGGCGAGCGCACGCGCGCACGCTCACGCCAGTCGGCCAGCTCGGCCAGTGTCAGGCCGTCCATATCGCGAGGCGGCCAGTGAAAGACCGTCGCGATATCGGCCATCGCTTCTTCAACACGGTCAGGTATGCCGTGTTCTAGCTCGCCCGCTTCGGCAACAAAAAAGATGCGAACGCCACCCCCAATTGCACGAGGTCGGCGGGGTCGAGTTGCTGCACGTCAAACTCGGTGAGCGTCGGCGACGAGATACGCGGCAACACCTTGCCGAGCGCGTCGACGTCCAGATTCACAAGTGCATTGAGCGACGTGCCGCGCAGCTCGCCGGCGGCCGGCTTGCGCAACGTGATTTCGGTGATTACCTGTTCGCCGCGCGTGATCGGCGCATCGAGGGTGATGGTGTTCGGCTTGGCTTGTTCGGTCATTTCTTTCTCTGTTCGGATTTTGATTTGTGGTGCTCGCTCGGCGCGGTGCCAAGCGAGCGGGCAGTGCATCGAGGCTCGGCGATTACAGGCCGATCGCGTTGCGCAGATCGGCGAGCAGGTCGTCGCCGTTGACGTTTTCGACCATGTTGATAAGGTCGATCTCGATAACCGTTTCGCCGTTGACGGTCAGCTTGTAATAGCTGCAAGTCGTCGAGACTTTGAAAGCGGTGTCGTCGCCCGGCTTTGCGTTGCCGAAATCGAGTTCCTTGTGACGGCCGCGCACGACGATTTCAACGGCGTCGGGCTTGGTCGAATCCTCGGCGCGGTATGCGCCGGCGAAGCGCAGTTGCACGCCGTCGTGCTTGGTGATGCCGTATTGCTGCAATACGGATTTCATCAGGCCGCCGCACGTCCATTCGAGCATGATGCCTTCTTGCCCTTGGTCGATATCGACGGGGCCATTCATGCCGCCGCCGCGATAGGCTTCCATCTTTCGCGACAGTTTCGGGGGCGTCACTTCGGCCACCTGGCCGACGAAGTTCTCGCCGTTCTGGAACAGGTTGAACGCCTTTAGTTTCTTCGGCAATGCCATGTTTAATTGCTCCTAGTTAGGCCGACACGCGCGCGGCGAAGTCAGCGAGATAACGGTCGGTGATGCGTTGGCGCAGCATCAGGTTTTCAATCGGCGGAACCGGCGTGTAGTCGTAATCAATCGCGAGCTTGCCGGCCTTCAATGCGTCGACTTCGTTCGCGCTATCGTCGAACCATGCCGAGCCGCCGAGCAGATAGCCGTTTGCGATCAGCTCGCGGAATTTCGCATTGATGCTTTCGATGATGTCGCGCACGAGCGACGGGTGCATCGGCTTGTCGACATACAGCATGTGCGCCTCGGCCATCGTGTCGGCGAGCACTTGCGCGGTGCGCGTGTAGTTCTCGAACGCGAACAGCGGATCATCCGAGCAGGTACGCGAACCCCAAAACTTGTAACCCTTCGAATTGATGAGCGTCGTTACATCGGCCTCATTCAGATAGCCGGCATCCGTCGCGGGGTCTTGCAAATCCCAAAACACATCGCGGCTAATGCCCGTGACGCCGTTGATTCCGACATTCGAAATCGTCTTGTGCCAGCCGGTTTCTTCGTCGATCTTGGCGCGCAGTCCGAGCGCGATCGCCGTCGCGTCGATCGTGCGCGAGGCGTTCGCGGTCGTGTCCCATCCGAGGAAATCCGGCCACAACACCATCAGCTCACGCTGGCTGAATTGCTGGCGATATGCCGTCGCCGCTTCCTTCGTTTCCGCGCCGTTCGCCGACACATAGCCGAATCCGCGCAGCTTTTGTGCGAGCGCGCCGAGGGCCGTCGCGACGGGTTGCGTATCGAGGCCGGGTGCGCCGAGAATCCGCGGCTTGATGCCGAGTTTCGATTGCGCGGCGAGTAGCGCTTGCATGCCGGTGTAACCGCCGCCGACCGCCGTAGTGCCGATCACGTTGCTCGTCGTCGCGGCATCGTCGAGGCCGTCAGCAACGCGCACGACGACAGTGACGGGCTTCGCCTGTGCCGACATTGCTTCGAGCGTGCGCGCGAGCGTGCCCTTGTCGCCGGCCTTGCCGATCGCCGCTTGAATGTT